TCATTTTGTATGTTTTTTAACAAATTTTTCTAAAATACTTGAACTCAGATGGCTATATAGTGAAATAAGCTTATCAGCTAAAGCGACTGGTACAATTGAATTATCATCACATCTTAGCCTTTCTATATTCCAAAGTATTGTATCCAGATTTTTAAAATCAGTCTTTTGTGGATTCAGTACTATATTTTCGTTTTCTGTAAAATGCAAATTATAGTGAAAATTAGGAAAAATCACCAAAAAAAATATCCGTATAAATACGGATAATATAAAATTTATGGATATTGAAGATTCATTTTAGTTATTATAATCAAAACATTCTTATCACAATCAAGCTTAATAATAAGTTGATTAAACAAGAAATTTAAATCATCTATTGATAATAATTAACTTGTGATAACATGAAACAAAAAAATTATTGCAATCTACTAAAGCATACATGACTTAATATTGAGCATTTAATTACACAAAATTATAACTTTTAAAATGGAATATTATGTTTAATTAAGACTTTAACACAAGAGATAATTTATTAATTTTCAAAGTATTAAAAATTTAAAATGCGTCAAGTTTTGTCGTATTAAACACTTTTATTGCACCCTTTTTGTTAGATATAATTTATAAAAGTCCCAGTATTACTGAGACTTTTTATTGATAAAATTAATTTAATAAATATGCTTCCTGTATAGCTACAGAGAATTGATAAGCTCTTTGGGAGTTGGTACCCAACATGCATAAAGCAACAGCCGCTGAAGTATTGGTAAGAGAGAAGAATTTGGTTCCCTGTGTTTGTGTTTCAATAATAACGGAATAGGTAATTCCTTTTCTTATTATGGTTATACCTTTTGTTGATAAGCTTCCTGTATTAGTACTTTCTACAGGCGTGCCATTAAAAGCAAAGTTTACAGCTGTATAATGAACAATAAAACTATCGAATAGAAAGTTAAGAAAGTTGTTGTTGCTTAAAGAGTTTGGTGTACTTTCCGCCATTAATCCGATAAAGGTATCCGCATTAGTAGTACTAGTATCGTTGTAAGATATATTAAAACGTAAATAAAAATCTTGTCCGGCTCCAAACAACACATTAGATTTTACAGAGGCAATTATATCCGGACCTTCCGCTAATGGTTTAACTGCGGCATCCGGTGTAATTCTCGCCAAAGGTCCATCGCCATAAATCACGGAACTTGTAGCATCGTTGTAGGTTTTTACATTCCAGTTTAATAAACCTAAATCTACTGCCCGCAATGTATCCGTAACCTGAATGGTAAGCGAAGTAACGTAATATGCTACCCCATTCCATAATCTGATCCTATAATTCCCGTTAGCTAAACTGTGAAAATTATAATAAAAAGTAAGATCAATTCCATTTTGATATAATTGTATCTGAGCATTCGGAACTGTAGCCAGAACGGTATTTCCGGCTTCATTCATAATTTCAAGCCCAAAAGAAGTTGGCGGTAAATTAAGATTTGCCCCTTTTAAAACAATCCATGTATTACTGTTAAGAGCTTTGTTAATGATTGGCGGAGAGATCAAACCTACACTCATAGTATTGGTAGTCCACCCTCCGTTCATTTGAGTTTTCCAGTTCGTTTTTTCTGCATCAGAAAGCATCGTGGGAAGATTTAGGAAAGGTTGTTTTCCATTGGTTTTCCCGATACGTCCGGCTGCATTTTGAGACAATAATGTGTTGAAAGCTGTATTATTTGAAACATCACTTAATCCCGTTATTGAATATGACAATCCGGCTGTATTTATAGCCCAATCGGCACCCAAAGTAAGTCCGGCTCCGGCAATGGAAGTCAAGGAAGAATTGGCAACATTTTTCCCCAGATCTCCCGCAGCTTTCGTGGTTCCATCTGCAAGTAAAACGTAATTAGAATTAAAATATTGAGGCGCTACTTTTTGATAATATTTTTCGTCACTTTGCTCTTTGGTGTAAGATGTTCCCGAAATTGGGTCACCATTATCGTCTTCACCATCATTGGTAGCAACATTTTCCGGCAATTCGCCTACATTAAGCACACTTTTCCAAGCGGTTATGTTGTCTTGTGATAATTCTGAAGCATCTTTATTTGCTTTTTTTAAATCTAATTGATTGATATTTAATTTATCCTTCCAATCTTCTATGTTCGTGATATTACTTCCGTCCTTAATAGCAAAATATTGTAAAGATGAAGCTTCTGCTTTATTGGCTAAAGCGTTCTCTAATCCATAAACAGCATTCATGGAAAGAAGTTCGTTTTTATGGTAATAGCTGTCCATCCAAGCCCAGAACTGATCCTGTGTGGGTTTTTCTCCGGTGATGAACCAGCTTTTTAATATTGTTTTATCTGTACTCATGTTTTTTATTTATGTTTATACTCTGATTTATCTTTTATTAAAATGTAAGATTTATCATCCGTTACTTCAGATTAAGCAACGGATGATAAAAATTAAATCAGAAATTTGATTTGGAATAGATTAGCTATAAGTTCTGCGGGTTAATCCTGTCATATTGGTAGATAGATAAGAATTATTGCCTGATTTCACAAAATTTGTGTAAAAATAAATGGGCTCTCCCGTCGTGTTATTAAATGTTCCTGCATATAGCAAAGAATTATCTTCTAATTTATAAATAATAACTTTATAACGATTTCCTCTTTTTTGTAGAACTACTTTTAACGAAATAGATTTTTGTTGCCCCGAAGTTGAATTTTCTGTGTAGCCCAGAATTTGAGTAGCTCCTGACATTATTCTGTAAGCAGCAGAATTTAAAAAACCTAATCCTCCTTCATAAGCCCCAGCAGCAGCTCCAACCTGTACGGATGTACCATTGATAGATAATCCTGACTGGAAACCTAATGCCGTATTTTGATTGGCAGCCCCCCAATTTAGTCCCACAAACGCTCCCGATATAGAATACATGATATCATAATCGGAATTTACGGATAAAGGATTTATACTCTTCATAATAGCAGTCGCTCCGTTAGTTACACCAGATACATCAAAAGTACCATTAGAATAAGTTACTTGTGATAAACCATTATTTGTTAAAGTAAATTCAGATTCAGGTATAACCTGGTCATTATAATTGTTATAAGCTATAATACCAACTTCCCCAAGAACAATAAGCTTTCGAATAACTTTTAAAGTATATTCTCCAGTCATAAATGTGTAAGAAGGCTCAAAATGGAAACTTACCGCCAGCTCACTGTTACTGTTTACAGAATAAGATGTTACATCAAACATATTATCAGGAACAGGGTTTCCGTCTGGTCCTATTAATTCCATAGTAACCTGATCGAGCCCTTGCAGTTTGTTGATATTCAATCCATAAATTGTAATAACATGATTTTGAGTTCCGTTAATAAAATTTCCATCAATAACGGTAATCAGCTGTAAATAAGTATTGGCAATATCAACGTTCATTTTGGAAATCCAGTCATTTCTCTGTGTTACAGTCATATATTCAGGAAGTTTCATAAACAATTGAGAAAGATTTGCATATCCTACCTGTCCGGAGTTGTTTTGAACTAACATATTCGTAAAAGAAGAGTCATTCACTTTATTAACAAGTCCTGTAATATTGAAATTCTGAGCGGCTGTATTCCACGTATAAGCAGAACCCAAGGTCATTCCCGCTCCTGCAATTGAAGTAAGCGATGAGTTGGCAATATTTTTACCCAAATCTCCTGCTGCTTTTGGAGTTCCATCTGCAAGCAGAACATAATTAGAATTAAAATACTGAGGAGCTACTTTCTGATAATATTTTTCGTCACTTTGCTCTTTGGTATAAGATGTTCCGGAAATAGTATCTCCATTATCGTCTTCACCATCATTGGTGGCAATATTTTCCGGTAAGTCTCCTACATTAAGGACGCTTTTCCACGCATTTATGTTGTCTTGCGATAACCCGGAAGCATCTTTATTTGCTTTTTTTACATCTAATTGATTGATATTTAATTTATCCTTCCAATCTTCTATATTTGTGATGTTACTTCCGTCCTTAATAGCAAAATATTGTAAAGATGAAGCTTCTGCTTTATTGGCCAGAGCATTTTCCAGTCCATAAACAGCGTTCATGGGAAGTTGGTCGTTTTTATGATAGTAGCTTTCCATCCACGCCCAGAACTGATCCTGTGTAGGCTTTTCACCTGTAACAAACCAGCTTTTTAATATTGTTTTATCTGTACTCATGGTTTTTATCCTACATATTCAATGAAACGAATGACACGGTATGGCTGAAGGTTGTTGTGAGAAGCACCACTTCCTAAAGGAGATGTTTGATAAACATCAGGTTCTTGCCACGTACCTGTAATATAATAGTTTTCTTTACCTCCATTTGCCACCTGTACAGCAGCATTAGGGCCACCACCCGGTCCATAACCAGGAACCTGCAGGTTTCTAAACGTTTTTAATCGGATATTAGGAAGTTCAGCTTGGACTAATGTCTGCCTTTTTTCTCCACCTATTTTCCCTACAAATTCAAAATCATTATCACTATCATCGCAGCCTACCGGAACACGTCCTTTAAGATCAGTACATTCTTGCCAGCCTGTAGGAATTGGCACATTTGCCGGCTTATTCCAAATAGCGATCATCCCTACAGGAATTGGTGAAGGCCTGTTTTCAAGAGCTGTAATTCTGGCTTCAAAATTATCTTTAAAGCTTTGTATCTGTACGGAAGGGAAAACTCTTTTGAAATCTGCCCACGGATAGTTTGTCACACTTGATCCGAAAGTAGCAAATCGTTTACGTAAGACCGTTTTGCTTTCTCCACTTTCGAAAAACCTGTTTTCCGGATCTTCCGAAATAATAACGGTACTGCCTAAAAGCCCTCCTTTAAAAGCCAATACCTCACCATTAATGTACACTACACCATCGGAAACCGTGCTTCCATTGATGTTACATCCTGAAATAATGGCAAAATTACCCGCAATCTCACCCAAGGCATTAAACAACGAGTAAGCTGTTTGCATGCCATCCAATATATTTGTTGAAAGAGGAAACCCTCCTATCTGATTAAAATCAAATTTATTCATTAGTATTCCTGAATTTTATAGCGTTTAGACGCCAGTTTATAAAAATTTATCATTGTTCTCATCGAGTAGTCATCGTAGATTAATCCATTCGGAACTTCTACAATAAAATCTACTCCTGTGTCTCCGTAATCTGAGTCCTGATAGAGAAACATTGTTCCTAAAAATCGAGGCTGGATGTTATCCAAATAAATATATTGATACTTATATTGGTTTCCTTCCATAATTCTGATACGTTTTGGATCAGTATCAAACTTTAAATTAAGAGCTCCCCGTAAATAACAGATCTGCCCATTATGTCCGAGTTTATATAAATTATCGTTACGATTAGTACTCCATAAAATATATAATTCTTCAATCGGATAACATAATGACTTTACCCAAGCTACCATTCTCGCTTTACGTAAAAACGTTGGTAAAAAGCGGACAGGTAATTTCTCAAAATCTACATTATACCACATATTCTATTGTACTTGAGTTTTCAAATTTTTGTGGATATTCCGGATCATCAGGATTCAGTTCATCTGCAAATATTACTTTGAAATATCCTGAACTTGGAATTTTCTTGACATCTACTCCTGTAAAATTCCCATAAACTCCTGATGATGAATCTATCCATCTCGTGGAGGCACCTTCGATATGAGGAATTTCTACCCCTTCTATTTTCTGTAGTTTATCAACCAAATGAGCTAAAATCAATTCTCCATTAAAAGGAAGATCCTTCATGTATTGCCTGATGGCATCTTTTACAGGATTGCCTCCCACTCCCGCTCCGGTTAGTACAAGAGTTCCGTTTCCGTCTAATACAAGAGGATTTCGGTATATTTTTAATTGAAGTTTTAAGATATCCGGTTCATAATTCACAACGGTAACTCTAACTCCGGCATCCTTAATTTCATTGATGTATTTTTCAAAATTATTTTTCTTGTCATTTGAAATCGGGCTTAGTTCATTGTTTATTTCGGTGGCGATCTTGATAATTAATCTACTTTCAACCGCAGATTCTGTAACCGCAGAATATTTTATGATTTTGGAATTTCTTATCTCCTCTTCCGTTGCCGGGATCCATTTATCTGTTGCTATATCATAATAATCCGACCTGAAAACGTCACTGTCTTGGATCAAAGCAAACCCATCCTGAAATGCTAATGCTTTGTTGCGATACCATCTTGGAGAGTGTGGCTTTAATTGAGCCAATGCATCATTAACCTCAGCTTTATGTTTATCAAAAAGTGTTTCGAGAGTCCAGACAGCAACAGATACGATATAGATCCAAAGTTGCCAGATAGCCGTTTTACTATTTGTTGTAAGATCATCCAATTCCTTTTCTGTGTTTTTGGCAAAAAGGATGCTTTGTTGTATTTCTTCTATTTTACGTGCCATTATTTTACTATAAAATTTTTCTTGATTATCCAATATCCGATACCTTCGGGTTCAACTACCATCTGTGAAACGTCTACCGCAGTGGCCGGAATAGAGTTGTTACTCTGCAAACTATACAGAACCAACCTATTAAGCTCTTTATCTGTAAATATTTTGATCGTTTTTCCGGGCATAATATCGTCAGTTACAGAACTTCCGTTCAATACTGCCAAGTCCATTGCATAATCTGCTTTTCCGTACAGATAAATAGAAATATCTTCCCAGATCTGTTGATCGTATACTTTAAAATCAGCTGTATTTTCCATTAATTTCTATTCCTGTTTCTGTTATTTTCAATTTTTCTATATTGAATCCGTCTGCCTGCATCTGTACCCTGATATTGCGATCCAATAGTACATTGATGCTTCCGAACTGAGCTTTTGCGATATCGCATCCCGTTTCGGGATACTGCTTCCATTCGCCCTGCTTGCTCATCAATACAAATTCTACGGTTTGAGAGTCGCTTTCACCAATCTCAAAATCTCCTCCTGATATGTTTAGATCATAGTCTTCTAAAATAAAATCCTTCATATTATGTTATTTTTCCTAGAGTTAAGGGACCTCCGTTGGGAGGACATGTACCAGTAATAACCGCAGCTTTTAATTCCTCGATAACAGCGTTTGCAATTGCTTTTGCTATTTTATCAAGAGAACCGTTCGGATCACCTGTCTCATTCTGGCACTCAGTCATTGTATCTTTTATTCTTTTTTTAAGTCTTTCTTCTGAAATAGCCATTTTTTAATCTTTTAAAAAGTTTTTAAATCTGTCTTCTATGAGCGAAAACTGAAGGTCGTTGACAAGCTGTATGGTACTTCCTGTATTGGTGGTAAATTTCATCATTCGGATTTCTTTGATAAGATCTGCCATTAATGCTTTTAATGTTTCGGATTCTTTTTTGAGTAAAAACCCTTCCTGATCCATTTGAAATTCAACCCCTTTGATTTTAACTCTAAACTGCTTAAGCTCAGAAGGATTCACAACACATGCAATCTGCTTACTGATAAAGACCACGCAGACTAAAGAGCCCTTAGCGGGCTCAAGATACATTGATCCGTTTACGTCGTCGGTTACCAGGTAGGCGTCCAGGATATCTGCAGATCCGTCTAAAGGTCTCAGATCTGCAGTTTTACTATCATCATCAATCATCAGTACTTCGCAAATTTTTGCGTATACCTCATCTCCTGTAGCGGCCAAAGCCTGAATTATATCTTTCATGGTGATAATGGTTGTCCCAATTCGATTTTCTGGCGATAGCCATTGATTCCGAATGAGATCTCATTTTTTTTAATTAAATAAACTCCGTTCTTTTCTTCACTGGGAAATATTTCAACGATATCACATGTATTGACTTCAGGCTGGCCGAAGGTTTCAAAAGATCCTTTTAGCCCTCCCTGTTTATATCTGTCCAGCGATTCCTGTGCGTATTTTTTAAGTTCCGCTTCGGTTAATCCGTCAATTCTTATCTTAATGACGTCTCCGTCCTTGTCTCCTAGTTCTACAGATTTCTTCACATGCTTGGCGTCGAAACTTATGGCCTCAACTTTAGCTTTTATTTCGTCACGATCCTGGTATTCAAAGTTTTCGGAAATAATATTTTTCCCGTAAACGAATTTGTATTTTTCACGATTATCCAAGGGATAAATTAATCCCACATACAAAATATTTTTCCCGTCAATCGTTCTGAAATAAGAATTAAGCATATATTTCTCCTTCAATTCCTGCAACTCATCGGCGATGGTTGGTTTTGAGGTTCTGTAATTTCCTACTTTCAGGGTATCATCAACCAATTTAAAATCGATTCCTGTTCCTTCCAGTATATGTTTCATTACATCCTTCAACAAAGCTGTTTTAAAAGCTTTTGGAATTACTTTTTTCTGTTTTAAAAGAAACATACTGTCTTCACATTTTATAACAACAGGTGTTTTGGCATCCACTGTTTTGATAAATCCGGTAAATCTGGTTTTCAGCTTTCCGTCATATCCCAGCTCAACCGTCACTTTATCCCCTCTTTTAAGAGGTGTCTTGAAATTATCATTCGCTAATCCCTGCCAAACTATTTTTTTAGGTAAAGTAAGTTCGCAGGTATCTGTAAGGCTGGTAATATCCTGAACGATAGAGCAATTATTAAGAGAATAAAATTCCCAGGTCCTTTCTCCTTCTATTGTAATCTTACTGCTTAACTTCAACATCCTTCTGCTCTTTTAATTGTATTTCGTAAGGATAATCAGACAACATTTCTATCTTGATACTCTGCCTGTTACCAAAAGTTTCCTGTTCTAAAGAATAAGACTTAATAACAGCAGAGTATATTTTAAAAATTGATAAAAACTCTGAGTGAACAGTGAGTGTTTCCTCTGATTCCAGAATCTTCTGAAATTCTTTTATTCTATCCAGCGGATATTCAGCTGATGCGTATGTTACCTCTGTACCTAACCCGGAAATAATATTAGGAATGTATATATCTTCATAATTTACAATACCCAGCATGATGCTTATATTAAAATCACCTTTACTTATATATTCTTTAATAGTTCCGTCTCTACCTTGTAAAGGAGTCGTTACAATATTTTTTTCCTGATTTATTGTAATGATGCAGTCTACAAACTCAAATGTATCTTTTGCTTTATTTGTAATAATAAGATTGGATAATGTAGGAACTCCCATATTATCAGGAATTTCACTGAAATAAGGCTCCATTTTATCTTTTGGGATAAGAGGTTTTGAGGTCTGCATCCCAAATTTATATGCCAGATTTACGCCTGCGCTTTTAACCGTTTGTTCCAATGGTGGAAACTGAAATGATATTGACTTTTCCATATTAATAAGTATCTTTTTGAGCCAATGTAAAATCTGCAACCGCCGTTAATAAAGCTTCTCTTACCATTTGAATGATAGCATCTTTACTCATCGTACCGTTTTGATTGTAGATATTCATGTTCTCAATTAGTTTTGTGATGTTAAGGTTTCCAACAGATTTTTGTCCGCCCATTCCGGAGCCTCCGCTCATGCTTCCTTTTCCTCCAAAGGCAGAATTTCTAGACTGAACGTTACTCAAAGCAGAAGCTCCAAAGTTTTTCATATTTAATTGCCTTTCCAGCTTAGTATTAAACATATCTCCTCCAAATACATCTTCTTTTTTTGGTTTGCCGTTGCCTGCTTTGCTATTTTTCGTACGTTCTTCCTGTTCCTTTTCTTTTTTCTGCTGTAGCTTCTCAATATCAAACTCTTCCCCTTTTTCTTTAGATATTTTTTTGCCTTCTTCATTTATATTGATAGTCCCTTCTGATGAAAATATTTCTTTCAACAGTTTTTTTACAGGCTCAAATAAACTGTTCAGACGACTGATGATCCGTTCTATAAGACCGGTGATCCAAGTCCAGACACCGCTAAATGTCTCGATAATAGGATTCAAGATAGCATCATAGATCCATGCTTTGAATTTTGAGAAAATCTCTGTCATGCCGGACCAGACGCCGACAATAACATTCCAGATTCCTTTAAATACCGAAATAATTGCACTCCATATTGTTTTGAATACCATAATGACACTCTTAAAAAGAGATACAATAAATTTCCAGACACTGCTAAAGACTGAGACTATGCCGGACCAGACGGCTTCGGCCAGACCTCCGATAAAAGAAAATACCGATGTAAAACCTGAAATAATTTTATTCCATCCAGCTTTGAATGTTAAAACAACAACATTAAAAGCCATAACAATCCCCGACCAAGCTGCTTTTGCAGTATTTACGACTGTCGAAATAGCTATTTTGAAGCCTGTAACAAATCCGTTCCATGTTGTTTTCAATGATAAAACAACAATATTAAACGCCAGAACAATTCCAGACCAGGCTGCCTTCACTGTAGTTGTGATTGTTGAAACTGCAATTTTAAACGCTAAAATAATTCCCGCCCAAGCAGCTTTAAGCGCTAAAACAGTAACATTAAAAGCGGTAACGATACCTGACCATGTTGCTTTAGCCGCCGCTCCAATAAATGAAAAAAGTTCAATGAAGCCTGAAACTACGTTGTCTATAAGAGGCTTTATTGCTAATTGCCAAAGTCTTGTAGCGTAAATCCCAATATTATGGAATACTGCCCTTCCTGCTCCCTCTATATATCCAATCATTTCTCTGAAACGTTTTGAATGTTCCCAAAGCTGTTTGATTGCAATTACCAAAGCAACAACAGCTGCGACAACCAGAAGAATTTCTCCAATCCCCGGAATAGCTAATAATGCCATTCCGATTTCTGTAACTGAAGCCATGACACTAGATAATCCGACTCTAATTGCAGTAAATGCGGTTCTTATCCGTGGCAAAGCTTTCTGTATTAAACCAGAAATACTTTCTCCAAGTGCAGGAAGAAGCTGAGTAGCTCCGGAACCCGATTCGGAATCATTGCCCTTTCCTCTTATTTTTTCAATAAAATCAAAAATATTCCCTAATGATTCGGCTACTTCGCCTACTTTATTAATGACATCTATCGTTTTCTCAAAAAAAGATTTTTCTTGACTTTCCTCTTCTTCTCCAGAATTAGGTTTTAGAATCCTTGTAGACTGACTAACAGTTTCTTTATATGATAGTTCAGAAAAGTTCTGAGCCATTGAACTTATTTTTGAAAACTCATTCATCGCTCCTGAAGTATCAAAAGATATCGTAGCAAACTGAGGGGTACTTATACTTTTCGTAAGTTCTTTAAACTCTGATGACAACTCCTTTACTTTTTCAACAGAAGATTTGGTAAAAGAAGAAAAAGAATCAGATAAAGACCGAATGCTGCTTGTAGTTTTTTCAAGAGAAGTGTTTACATCTTTAATAGAACTGTTTAAATCCTTAAAAACATATACGCTCCGTAATAACTCTAAATTAAATATTGTATCCATTTTTTTATCATAAATTCTTTTATTATTCTTTACCAAACAGGCTGCTTAAAATCTCAGCCTGATTTTCTAATTTCCATTTTTCCAGCCACATAGCTTGTGCATAAAGTTTTGCCCATTGAGAAAGTTTCAGCTCCTCGGGATCCATATGAAAATTGGATCGTATAAGAGCATCCCCTTTCCAGCGTTCGTATTCACTTTGCTCGCCATTTAGCGAGCTTATAAGTTTTTTACTGAAACACTAAAAGAATTCATATGATTGGCTACACACTCCACCGCTTTCAACTGAAGAAAGTCTCTTTGTTTGATCGCGTCATCTGCAGCAACAATACAATTGTCGAAAAGAGCTTTTGTTCCTTTGATTTCGTTATTTTTTGCGATAGCACCGGTTGCTTCCAGTGTTTTGAAATCCGGCTCTTTGAAAATAGCCTTGTATTCGTTATCGCCTTGTTTCACTGTTCCCTCAATTAAAAGCCCGTGTTGGGCTTTTAATTCGGTAATTTGAGCTTCTGTAAGCCCGCAAATTAATTTTTCTGTACTCATTTTTTATAAAGATTTATCTACGATGTGAGAGATTAAAAGTTCTAATTCTACTTCTTTGCTCATGTCTCCTTCTTTCCAGTCAAAAGCTGTTTTTTTGAACTCTGCATTTTTTAATAAGTGAGTTACAACAGGTCCTGATTCCGGCTGATAGCTTACCACAACACTAAATGGTGCAATTCTGTGAAGCTGTCCTTTGGGAGCTTTAGATTTCAGGGCAAAAAGTGTCCCCGAAAGTAATGTGATAGATGCTGTAGCTTTTACCCTTCCGTAGCCTCTGCTTACGGGGTTTCTGCCTGCACCATAAATGTTTTCTTTTTCTTGTTCCTCTTCATATTTTACAGCTCTGATACCCGTTACCGGCACTCCGCCGATATTTACCACGATATCACTCCAGCCATATTCTCTTCCGTTGATTAATGGTTCTAATTCTAATGCCATTTTTAGTTAGTTGTTAATGTTAAACCTATTTTTACAGTAATTTCTCTTAGCGTTCCTACGGGAACAATTTTTAATACCACCTCAAGTTTTGAATCTCTTAAGATCTGTTGTGCAGGGTTGATGTACACTTTATACCCGCTGATTTCTCCGTCTCTCACCATTTGGTCAAGAACATCATCGCACAATGCTTCTAGTGCAGATACAGATGAGTTTTCCAAAAACCCGGTATCCGGATCGATGTATACAGGTGAAGAAATTTTTGGTGTTAAAACTCTATTGATTTCTCTGATAGCCTTATCAACAGTTGTGTTGTTTTCGATATAGGCAAAATCATCATCTTTTGTAGTTGCCGTAAAGCTGTCATTGAAATAAGATCCCGCCTGACCTGCATATTTGATTCCGAAAATGTACCCTTTATCATTCATTGCCTGAATCTGCTGAGGCGTATAAGAGCTTAATAAAGATCCGTCACAGAATCCTAAAACGTCCATCTCTCTTGCCAATTCATTATTATTAGCCAATAATTTTGAGTACGCTGCAGAAACCAAATTTTGCTTTTCTACCCAAGCAATAGATTCATGTACTTTTGCTTTTGAGCTAGCTCCCAATACGGCTCCGATTGCACTTAAAGAAGGGTTTGCCCCTGATAAGAAACGTCCTAATCCTCCCATATCCTGACCTAATACTACACTTACATTTTCAGCATTCAGTGTATGTAAAGATGGTAATGCTGACATATCCTGAGCCGTAACTTTCACAGACAAGAAAGTACTTAAAGGAATATTCAGCGTTCGTAGATCTTTTGCAACCTGATTAAGAGTACCTACCGCTGCAGAAAGTGTTGAAGCTGCTCTTTTAAAGTCACATACAGCAACTCTTCTCAGTTTACCTTCGGCAAAATTTTGTAACTGTTTTACTTCTGAGTACGTTCCATCGGAAGTCGCTACTCCTTTTACATATAATTTTGCTCCTGGGTTGATCCTGAAAAATTCATTGATCTGATAAAAGGTAACCGGCATTTCTTCAACCGTAATTCCTTTTTCGGCCAGTTCTTCAACTGATAGTATTAATTGGCTTTCTAGAGCCCCTTCGCCGATAACTACTAATCCTGAAATGTGATCTTCACCAGATAATAATCTGTTTAGACCTCCATTTTCTCTTACAAATTTTACTCCGTTCATTTACTTTGTTTTTACGAGTTTTTTAAAATTATTTTTTACAGAATTGTGCAACTTATTTTGAGTTGCGTTTTGAAATTTGAGCATTTTTAAAAATTTAAATTTTGATAATTATCTCTTGTTTTCTGAGGCAAAGTTGCGACGTTAAAACTTCATATGGAAAGAGTTGTCAGATTTGCAGACACATCTGTAAGACGGTCTTACGTAGCTGTACGATTCTCATATTCAATATTTTATCCCGAATCAAATTAGCAGAGCTTTGCATCATTCAAAACAATACATATATATTATGAAGACAATTTTAGAGAGTATTCATACTCGCCTTTCCACCATCACGGAATTCAATTATATCGGAGAAGATTGGGGACAATTAAATACAGATCCCGAAGTGGCCATGACTTGGCCTTGCTGCCTATTTAATCTATCAAGAGGATCTTATAATGATCTCGGTAGAGACCAGACAAAAATACCTAGAAACAGGCAGACCGGAATGTTTAGACTGAAACTCAACATCGCAAATCCAAGACTGGATGTGACCGCTGAAAACTGGAAAGAGCATGATTTTATGGAAAAAGTACATACTTTATTACACGGTTATTCCCCTGCTGAAAATTGTTCCGTTCTTAAAAGGAAGAATTATAAACGTTTAAAACGCACGAATGGAATGATTGTGTATAAAGTAATTTATACTTTTGAAGTGACTAATGTTTAATTAATCAGGAAAAAGAATGAGGAGCGTTTGTTTTTTCAAGCTCCTCTTCTATTGGAGTATTTAGAATACGATACAATGTGTCTCTGCTTATGTGAAACTTCGGATAGATAAACTCCCTCCAGATAACGGTAATGGGAGTATATCTGCAGTCATGCTTGTTAAATTCATCCATCACCTGCTGATATCGAAGTAATTTATTTCTCTGCGCTCCCAAAGATTGTTTTGTGCCTTTCATACTTATTTTTTTTGATAACTAGGTTTTTAGTTTATACGAATTAATGATTCAGGTATTCCTGTATTTGAGTGGTTAATCTCGGATGATTTTTAATATATTGTGAAGCAAGCAACCAATTTTCGGTTTTAGGATCATAATATTCTAAGTTGTTATTTTGATTGTACCTCATCTTTGGAGAATACCATTCGGTTTTTTTTACAAATTTTAAAAGTTTTGTAGCTTTCTCTGTTACTAAAGTTTTCCCTTGCATATAGGTATGTAACGATACCCTGTCGTACCAGCTCAAGACATTATAAATGCTGTCTAAAGCGAGGGTAGAATTTTCATAATTAATGATTTCCATTTTGTTTTAAAATTCAGATTAATATTGTGTTGGTAGGTAATTTGTGAGGTGCTTTGTTTATTTTTTAATAGGAATTTTCAGAATTATGTTAATGTCTGTTTTCATCTATTTCTGTGTATAAGACCTCGTGTTTTTCTTGAAGCAAAGATGAATATGGAAAGCGTCAAAACTTGACGCTTTTAAAAAATTTTCAACATTAATTTTAAAAATATAGTTAAATTTTATATAAAACACTGGTCATCAATTAATTTATATAAGCAAAAATATGTTTTGATTTTACGTAGCTATGAAATACTACTTCTAAGTGTATAAAAATGCAATTAAACCAAATTGCTTTCATAAAGTTTCACCTTGTAAAAAAGCAAAATTTTAATATTATTATAAACTTATTAAAAAAATAATCACATAATATCACCATTTGATGAAAAATATATTAATTTTAGACTCGTTAAACAAAATCAAAAATAATTATGAAAAAACAAATTTTATCGCTGGTACTATGCGGATTTTGTATGCTTTCTTGTTCAACTGAAAGTATGGCAGTAAACAATGTAGAAAGTATGAAGTCTGATGAAATGGGAAACTTCGACAAAGCCATGAAAAGCCTTATGAACCCGGAAAATCTGTCTACTCCAGAGGAGAAAGCCCAAAATGGCAATTCTACAGAACTTAATGACAGAAGTAAAGAGATCCTTTATTTAGCTTCAAAAAAATTAATCTCCGCAAACGGAATTTCTGAACAGGAACTCGCTTCAAGAACTTCCAACAGCAGAGAACAAGCAATTTCATTAGCAAAAAAAATATACTTCGAAAAGTATAATGACATTCAGAAAAAAAATAAATCTGAAAATTAATCTATCAACCACATTAAGCGTTTTACATTAATTCAGAAAGTAAAACGTCAATAATTATTAAATTTATTTACATGAAAAAACTAATATATCTTATCGCAGTATTCTTAGGCTTTACAAGTTTTGCGCAAGGTCCTTTGCATATTTATAACTACTCCAGTTATGATATTGAAGGTAGATTATTTGCCAATTCTCTTACGAACTGTACTCCTGAAGTATTTACTTTTTATAAAGTTCCGGCAGGAACCCTGGTGGATATAAAATCATTTAATCTTAGTAACTTAGCTAATCCACCAATCAATTCATGGGCATTTCGAACGTCTACTCCCGTAATAAATGTACCCGTGCCTTCAGGCTTATTAATAACTATGGGCAATCTTACACGTTGGCATTTTTACTGGTTTAAAACCAAATTTGCAGGAACTTCACTCGATACCGGCGATCCTGATTTTAATATGGGAGACCAACATTTTTGTGGCGACACAACTTCTCAGGATTATATACACGGTGTAGTTACAGAAGCTAAATGGTATTACGACTCCACAACAAATGAAACGACCCTCATTGTAAAAGATATTTAACATTAATTTATATAAAAAAAGGTTACTCGATTGAGTAGCCTTTTCTTTTTAAAACCAATTCAATGAAATAATATTTATAAAAAACACGTCAAGTTTTGTCGCACCTCAAGCCTACTTTTGTTTTTCAAAACCACAAAATTTATATTATGGATAAAGTGACTTTACAGAGAATAGAAAAACTTCACCCCGCCGTTCGGGAGGAAGTGAAGCAAATCATTAAAGATTGCGATGAAGCCCTTACCGGAAGAGCAAAAATAAGAATCACACAAGGATTAAGAAGCTTTGAAGAACAGGAAAAACTATACGCCATCGGAAGAATTACGAGCGGAAAAAAAGTAACCAACGCCAAAGCCGGACAAAGTATTCACAATTATGGTCTTGCTGTTGATATTTGCTTAATGATCGACGGAAAAACAGCAAGCTGGGACACGGTAAAAGACTGGGACAACGACAAGGTTGCCGATTGGTACGAGTGTGTGAAAATTTTCGCCAAATACGGCTGGGATTGGGGCGGAAACTGGAAAACCTTCAAAGACCTTCCCCACTTCGAAAAAAAGAATATTCCAACCAAAAAAGGAATGATAAAAACGAGCTGGAGAACACTTGCTAAAATGCCTCGCGACAAATCAAATTATATCATCTTTTAACTCTCTTTTATTTGAAATTAATTTTTAATACGACACGTTCTGTCGCCACCTCCTCCTACCTTTACTTTACAAGAAAAACATTAAAAGCAATGGTATTTTAATGCTAAAAACCAACAGTTAATTATAAAAAACTGTTGGTTTCGTTATCTAAAATTGTTAATAAATGTAAAAAACCAACCAAAAACATCATGAAAAAGACAACAATTCTTTCTTTGGACGGAGGCGGAATAAGAGGCATTATCACCTGTATTATTCTACGCTACATAGAGGAGCAGCTTCAGTATTATGATAAGCCAAGCGCAAAACTTGGAGACTATTTTGACCTTGTTGCAGGAAGCAGTACGGGAGGGCTTATTGCGTCTATTATTCTATGCCCCGATGAACACCGAAAAGCAAAATATTCCATCCAAAAAGGACTGGAATTATACGCTGAAAAAGGTGGCGACATATTCCAGGTTTCTTTTTGGGAGAAATTGATCAATCCATTCGGTTTGCTTAATGAAAAGATCTCTCAGGAAGCGCTTGAAAAAAACCTGAACGATTTTTTTGGACATCTTGAGCTAAAAGAATTAATAAAACCCTGCTTAATAACAAGTTATGACATCGAAAACAGAAGAGCTAAACTTTTCAATTCCTGGGAAGCCAAAATCAGCACAGATAATTTTTATGTAAAAGATGTTTGCAGAGCAACTTCAGCAGCGCCGACTTATTTTAGTCCGGTTCAGATAAAATCGATGTATGGGCAGATTTTCAGCTTAATTGATGGCGGAATGTTTGCCAATAATCCGGCTCTTTGCGCTTATGCCGAAGCGAGAAAAATTCCGTTTGCTGAAGTTTTAAAAAATCATCAGAAAGCAAATCATCCGATGGTAAACGATATGATTGTTGTATCGATCGGAACAGGAATTGAAGCAAAAACTTATTCTTTCAAAAAGCTTGAAAAGGCCGGAAAAATAGGCTGGGTAAATCCAATTATTGATATTTTAATGTCCGCCAATGCAGAAACTGTTGATTATCAGCTTTGTCAAATGTTTCAAACTTTAGGTTTAAGAAATCAGAAAAATTATTATCGTTTAAATCCATCCTTAAAAAATGCTTCTCCCGGAATGGATAACGTAAGAAGATCCAATATCGAAAATCTGATCCAGGCCGGACTGAGCTATATTGATGATAATCGAGAAACCCTGAACCAAATTGTTCAGAAACTAATCAGAAATAAAATATAAGCTTTTTTACTTATAACACACCATTATAAGCTTTTTAAATTATATTTGATTTTTAAATTAAAATGAATAACAAAATGAAAGCAACATTCACATCTCTTTTTATGAGTACATTATTTTTCATTTTTGGTTATGTCATTTTATATTTTTTATTTGATTTTTTAAATCCTTCAATTACAGAAGACGGTCACAAATATATGCCAATCGGGAATGTCTTATATTCAGGGATAATTGCACTTTTTACGTCAATTCTCTTTTTCATTCTGATCAGAAAATATCTAAAAAGAAAATCATAAATTTTTCTAAAATATTTTAAACACGTCAAGTTTTGTCGCTTTTGAGGGCTACTTTTGAAGTATCAACAAAGACACAAAACATAATCATTTAAAAACTTTTAAACGCCTTTGAATTCAACATTTATAAATGCTGGACAGCCAGAACTCTATTCAAATTTTAACCAAATTACCAAAACACAAGACATGGAAGCACCCAATCACAATCCAGATATAACCTTTGATGAAGAGCTCTACACCGTAGAATGGAGCGACATCGAAAACGCAGAGATAGACTATGAAAACTATCTCGATGATATTGAAAATTTTTTCAGAGAAGATTTCGAAAATGACACTTTAGAAGAAGAAATTTATTAATAAAAATTTTAAACACGTCAAGTTCTGTCGCTTTACAACACTACTTTTGAAGTAACAATAAAACACAGACAAACAATCATTTAAAGTTCACAAAACACCTTTGAATTCACCATTCACAAAATGCTGAACAGCCAGAACTGTGTTTAAAAAATCCCGATCAACTAAAAATTACAATAAAGATGAAAAATTAAAAATCCGTGTGGGAAATTTCGCCGGAAACCACTTAAAAAATTAGGCACAATCTGAAGTAACTCTAATAAAAAGAGCCTTCGAATCTTAACTTTTTTAAATTAATTAAAACCAAACTTACAGAATGGCCAATAACGAAAACCCTACTGGATTACCAGTAGAAAACACACCTACACAAACATTATTTCGATTTGTGAGCTTAAGAAGTCCCCAACTTTCAGACGAAAAAGGACAGGACAAAAGATTTGTACTTATTCCTGAAGAGCTAAAAGATGACACCAAATTCTACAAACCCGTCACAGAAGGAACCGGAACCAAAAGAAAACTCTTACAGGAACGCGCAACCGCTTACGAACCTACAGCAGAGTGTATTTCTAAGGACAAACCAACCAATAACTTAGATTCATTTAAAAGATCTTATAAAGTTATCTATGATTTTGCATCATGGCTTGCCAGAAATAAAAGTACATGCACCTATCAGGAATTTGTAAGCAAAAGAGACGAAGTACTTGCCACTCAATACACCGTTCCAAGTGATGTTGTATTATGGAACAACCTTATTTATCAGGTTGTTACTCAAAAGGATTTCTACATTAAAGAAGTTATAATGCAAATGATCCTGGCACTGCATACGCTTCGAAATCCTTCAAATACTGAAGATGAAACAAAAATCCTGTTAAATGCAAGAGTTGTACTTCCTAAAGAATTAATGTTGGATGAAGAAACACTTCCCGTTTCTCAGTCAGTTTCAAAAATGGCTTCAAACGAGCCTAAAGAAAGCTATCCCAGTGAGGAAATGAGACAGCAACAAGAAATCTCTTCTGCAAAAATGAAACTGAGCAGAATTGAAGGTTTAAAGAAAAACCTATCTGCTGTAGAAAAAAAGTACAATAAAGAATATCAGGCAGAATATCAGTCTCAGGATGAAGCATATCAGAGACAAATTGCTCCGATTATCACCGCCTACAACGAAGCCGTTGAAGCCGCCAGGGAGGAATATTGCGGAGTAAGACCTCCAGGAACAGAGTATGATCCAAAAGATCCATGCCAACAACCTAAAACAGTTCCCTACCCTACACTTCCTAAATTTGATTTTACTTTCAGAGACGAAGTAAGCGCAGAAAACCTTGTCACATCTTTAAAACCAGAGAACGTTGAAACTCTTCTCGATGTTTTAGGACATAAATTTGACCCACAAAATATTTCAGGACGCGCTGCCGGAGATGATACGAGCGATCTAGACAATCTATTGGAGGGCAAAAACACATTTTTAGAATTAACATCAGTAATTAATGAAAATGTAGAAAAGCTAAATAATGTTATTGTTGAAAACACACAAGCTAATGAAGAAAGCTATACGAGTATTGGAGGAATAATTATACCTACAGCAAAAACTCTAACCTTTCCGTTTATTTATCAGATCTGTACGAGACCGCTCTACAAATCATATGTCCTTGATTTATCATTAACTGTTCCGGATGCATCTTGGGATATTAGCTACGTTTCGTATGCTTTAACACCAAATAATACAAATACAGAGATTTTTGGAGATTATTATGTAAAATCCAAAACAGGCAATACGATCTTTTTAAAAGATATGTATAATCAGGGCTTAGATTTTAGTACTATTCAGGATTCTGCGATTCGAATTAAAGTTGCCTTTACAAATGGTCAGGTTACGGAGTTTGGCACAGGAGGATTAAGTCCTAGATATTGTGTATCTGGAGATTTTGCCCTTCAAGTTGACGAAAATGAAAACCCTGAAATCATTGATGATGAAAAAGATTTCATCCCATCAGGATTTGGCTTCAAAAATATTGGTGTTGCCGATTATTTAAAAGTAGAACAAAGCACTCATGCCTATGTTGAAGGTGAAGTAGCTCACATCGAAAACGTGATGGCCAGAGAGTATCGCGAAAAATCTACACGAAGATTAAGAAGAAGCGAAAATACTTCAACCACATCTTCTGATACTGAAAGAGAGCAAATTAATGATACCACGACCGCCAATCGTTTTGAAATGCAGAGCGAGATTTCAAAAATGATGCAGGAAGCAACAGATATTGGCATAAGTGGTCATTTTGATGCATCTTGGAAAACTCCGGGCGGAAATGCTAACTTTAGTACCGGAATCGCGGCAAATTATGCAAACCATAAATCTAAAGAAGAAAGTACAAGACAGGCAACAACACAAGCTCAGGATATTACATCAAGAGCTATGGATAGGATTGTCAATAAAGTACACGAAGAAAGAATTGAGAAAATCATTGAAGAATTTGAAGAAACAAACTCTCATGGTTTAGACAACAGAAAAGGCGACAAACATGTAGTCGGAGTTTACAGATGGGTTGATAAATTGATGAAAAATCAGATTTACAACTATGGTAAAAGAATGATGTTTGAATTTATGATTCCTGAGCCTGCTAAATTGCATCTTCTAGGAATGGCTATAGATAAAAGTGCCAATCAAACTTCTTTGGTAAAGCCTGAAGACCCAAGAACTTCTTCAGCTATGCCAATGAAAGATTATTCTTATTTAAGTAATGAAGCTGTATTAAAATACTGGATCAGTAAATATAATGTCGAAATTGATAATAAGCCGGAAGAAACCAAAACAGTAGGAGTTGCATTTGCTACAAATAACAATTCTAAAGAGGGTGGATTCACAAAATCAACGGTAGAAAAAGTACAAATCCCTGAAGGATACTACACTACAAATTCACAGATAAATATAGGATATGAAGCTGAATTTGGTCCAGAAAATAATTTGGGACAAGGATGGCAAGCTATTACAGTGGCTAATAATAAACAAGTAGCTAACGAATTAGGCGTTATAAAGCCTATGCCTAATTATACACAAGAAGTGCCTGTTTCGTATTTTAGTGTTGCTCAACATGGTCAGGTTTCAGCTGTCATCATCTATTTGGCAATATTACCTGAATATAAAAATGCATGGTTAAGAAAAACCTTCAACGCAATCATTACTGCCTATGAAGAAGCATTAGTAGAATACAATAATAAACTTTCCGAAGAACAAAACAAAGCTGTAGTAATCAAAGATTCAAACCCTAATTTCTACAGACAGATTGAAAACACAGTATTACGTAAAAACTGTATTTCTTATATGGCAGATAGAGCTGTTGGTTCTACTCATGGATATGGTTTAACAGGATTAACTCAAGGAAGTACGTTTACAGATTATGAAACGAACTTAACTTCTAAATTAGATAAATACACCGCTTTTGTGAAATTCATGGAACAGGCGTTTGAATGGGAAAACCTTTCTTATTATCTGTACCCATATTATTGGGGAAATAAACAAAACTGGACAGATCTATATCAAGCTGAAAATACAGATCCTTTATTCAGAGCTTTTCTACAAAGTGGTATGGCAAGAGTGGTAGCAACCGTTCGCCCGGGCTTTGAAGATGTCGTACAATTCTATCTGGCAACAGGTAAAATCTGGAACGGCGGTGAAGTTCCTGTAATTGGTGATGAACTGTATCTATCTATTGTTGATGAAATGAAAGAACCAAAAGGTATTAAACAAGGAAAAGCATGGTTAACAAGACTTCCAACTACTTTAAATATTCTTCAGGCAGAAAGTATCGGATTAAAAGTGGCTCACGCACTACCATTTACAACAGAAAACCCTGATGATTTTGAAGTTCCTTCTGAAGTTATTACTAAAGATAAATTCAATTTCGAGAAGAATGAAAACCTTCTTGGAATTCAAGACAATACAACAGAAAAAATCATTACAGGAGACTGGCTTTAAATCAATTATTAACTAAAAAAATCACAAAAAATGTCCAATATAGGAAAAATTATAAGGGTAAATGCATTACCTCCTGTTGAATCAAGAGAAACTAATGTAATTTACCAAGTAGCTGCACCAGGTGCAGCTACTTACACAGACTATGCGATTGATGCCAATGGAGATTTAAAAACCCATGCTGTAGTTGATGGAACAATTCCTTTAGAACTGGCAGACAGCCATATAAGCATTACCAATCAGGAGCTTATTGCGGAAGGAATTGCGAGTCAGGCTCAATACAATGTCGATACAAGAGAAAAATTAGAACAAAAACTAGAGATTCCTACAACGGAAGGAAATGCTCAGGATTATCCAAAAATCATCGGACTGGATGACAATGGAAATATTGCCAAATTACCGGCCGGAGATCTCGGGAAAAATATGATGAATGCAGATTTATCAAACAGTTCTGCAAGAAGCCATACGCTTCATGCTCCTTTTTCAATCAATACATTAGGAAATCCATATACAGTGACCGGACTGCCTAATAAAAACTCTGATACAGCTAATTTCAATAAGGTCGTGGTACAGAATATAAATGGCGTAAATGCAGTTATAGACAGCAGAAACATGATGGTAGGAATCCCCAATCAAATGACAGAAGCAGAAAGAACAGCATGGAAAACAGCCATGAATGGAGGTTGGACTACGAACACGATGAGCGTAGCCAACGTATTTCCTAACATTGTAAAATCCGTGAATTATGGAGTTTTCGTAACAATTAACGGTGCCAATCTTAACATCAATCCAAGTTCTTCCGTAATCAGCCTTGTGAATAACGTATCAGGAGTTGAAAAGGTGATTCCCAACTCGCAAATTACCTATGGTGATGCCAATTTGATTTCTATCTGGTTTAAGCCAAACACTTTTACAGATGGCGAATATAGAATTAAAATATTTAATGGTGTTGCAATCACCCAAACTAGCGGACTTAATAATATAATAATTACAAGCAATGCTAATTCTATTGATATTAATGCACTTACATGGAACAAAATCGCCCATACTCAATCAGAGGCAGACAATGTAATGCAGATTAATGGAGCTACGCTGGATTTTGCAACAAATGCGGCCAACAAACCTTTAGCAACAGATTTTTCAGTTGTAGGTTCTGTAAAATCAAACCAAATCTTTGCCGGAGCAGATAATTTCTCTTTAAAAGGCTATATGATCTTAACCGGAAATATAGATCTATATGGAGGAGCATTAATAGGATTGATGAATGCTAACAATAATAATAGTTTAACTATTGATGCTTTAGTTTCTTTGAAAATTACAATTGAAGGTAATAACTGGGCAGATGTTAGAAAATCAATCAATGAGCAATCATCCGTACCGATCTATAGCATTCCTAGCTTTAATCAAATTCGTATAGATTTTGTCATTTCAAAAAGAGATAATATGGTTAGCATGAGTTTAAGTCATAATACGGCTTTTAATAATGCCACCCAAATATTTCAATCTGTACAAAAAATCATTCCAGAAGATATTCCTTTATCTATTGGATTAAAAGGACTTAATGCTAACAGCTCTTCCGTTAAAGTAAAAACAGTATTGGAGGAAGCCTATAAATTTTAAAATATTTACCTATATAACATTTCTGTGTTATTCTCTTTAATTAAAATCACCAAAATTCAAAACAATGAATGAACAAATAGTAATACCTACAGAGGTACAGCAACTATTAAATGAAATCAATTCTGTAACAGTAAATTTAGCAGAAATTCAGATATCAGAACATCCGTTACTTCCTTCTTTCAATCGTTTTATTACGATTAATAAAATGGTAATAGATACGGACCTTCCAAGAACATATCTTTTTTACAAACAAGTTTTAAGAGATAAAATAACGAACGAGATCGAACCCTCTCAATTACCCACTCCGGAATGGTTAATCGGAGAAAAAGAATGGTCGAGCTTAAGAGATCAGAATTTCGAAAGAATTCTCGTTCCTGTCGTCGACACTGAAAATCAAGAACCCATTTTAGATAGCGACGGCAATCCTAAAACATCAATCGTAAAGGTAAACACCCATCATTATATGCTTTGGTTACTTAAAAACGATAAAGTAAGCTTTTTGGATCTTTTAAAATCATACCTGCAGGAGTTTATTGAAGTCAATAAAAATGAACTCGACAGGCTGTCTTAATCCGACAAACAATTCATATTAATAAATGGCAGAGCCTAAAAACTCTGCCTTTTATCTAACACCAAAAAATCACACAATGAGTTTAGAAATATTAAATAATCCTCTTCTTGGAAATTCTTTTAGTAAAGTTTTAAAGGGAAATGACCCAGACTCTAAATTATCAGATAAAAACAAATATGCATTAGAGTCTCCTTTTGGAAAAGAAAGTTTTTTTTATAAAGCAGAAGAGGGATCATTCAGAAGTTTTTTAGAAAAAAAGGGCAAATACATCGCTGTCAAAAAAAACTTTAATGATGTAGATCTGGAAAAAATTAAATTTACTGAAGTCTATGATAAAATTAACATTAAATATCAATAA